GCATTTGGGCGACCGCTTAAATCGCCGCGATACGTTCAGGTTCGTGCGCATTCCCGCAATGTTCGCCTGCCTGAACGGTCGTTTTTACGGACGGCTTTGCGTGATATGCGTCCTGAGATTGAAGCCGATTTGAGAAACTCCGTGAAAGGAGCATTGCGATGAACCGTGAAGCGATTTATTCCGCGCTGTGGGCGAAACTGGACGCATTGGACGGCTTTACAACCAAAAGCCGCAAACTGCTGCATTGGAACGACGTTAAACGCTACGACCAGCCCGCGTTATTTATGGCACAGGGCGATATGCAGGCGGTAACGCTGACCGGGCAGGAAACCAAGTGGATTTTGCGCGTAGATGTGTATCTGTACGTCCAAACGTCAGGCGAGCCGCCCGCGCCCATTATGAATCCGCTGATTGATTCGGTATGCAATACCGTGAACGCCGTCCACTCTATCACGGGCAAGACGGCTTTGGTGGTCGATGGCGCGGATGTTGAGTATTGCCGCGTCGAAGGTATAGTGGAGACAGACGAAGGGACGCTTGGCGAGCAGGCGGTTTGTATTATCCCGATTGTGATTTGCGCCGCGTAATGCGGTTTTATTTTTGAAAGGAAATGTCATGCAGTTGACGTTTGGTAGCGGCGAAGTGTTCGCCGAAATGATTACGGATGCTTACGGCAACCGTGTGCAGAACGCAACGCCCGTGCGAATCATGGGCTTGCAAGAGATGTCCGTCGATTTATCGGCGGAACTGAAAGAGTTCTACGGTCAAAACCGCTTTGCGCTGGCTGTTGCACAAGGCAAGGTCAAAGTGTCAGGTAAATTCAAGGGCGCGTTAATCAACGGTCTCGCCCTGAATACCCTGTTCTTCGGCGCAGAATACGCAACCGGTACCATGAAAGCACTTTGGGCGGATGTTACGGGTAAAGCGATTCCAGCGAGCGGCGCATATACCGTGCAGGCAACCGCACCTAACGGCGGTCGCTTCGTCGAAGATGCGGGCGTAATGGGTAGCGACGGCACAGCATACATCAAGGTTGCCAGCAATCCGACAGCGGGGCAATACATGGTGTCCGCAACAGGCTTGTACACCTTTGCTGAAGCCGATAAGGGTAAGACCGTTTACCCAAGCTTTACCTACACCCAAACCATGCCGTCAGCCAAGAAACTTGAACTGACAAATTTGGCGATGGGCAACACGCCTACGTTTAAGCTTAAATACCTGACGCAGTTCAAGGGCAAAAAAGCCCTGTTGGAACTGGAAAGCGTAACCAGCGGTAAACTGGGCTTATTCTCGACCAAAAACGACGACTTTTCCGTCCCTGAAATCGACTTCACGGCGCAAACCGATGAGGCGGGCTTTAAAGTCGGTACGTTGTGGATCCAAGAGTAATCACGCAGGCCGTCCGAAAGGGCGGTCTTTTATTTGACCTGAATCAAGGAAACAAAAATGACAGTACGAATTAAAGGCGTAACCGTTGAACTGAACGGCACAAATTACGTTATCCCACCTATCGCACTTGGCGCGCTGGAACAGTTGCAAGAGCGCATCGGCGCATTTGACGGCAACGTCCAAGACGCAAAACAAATCTCCACCGTTATTGATTGCGCCTATGCCGCGCTGACGCGCAATTATCCCGATATGACGCGCGAGCAGGTCGCCGAATTGATTGATATTGCCAACATGGGCGACGTATTTGCTGCCGCGATGGACGTATCGGGTCTGAAACGCAAAGAGCAGGAAGCCGCACAAGCGGGGGAAGTTCAGGCGGCGGACTAAGTTTCGGCGCGATGATTGCCCACGTCTGCGCCTCAACTGGGTGGACGTGGGATTACGTCGCCGAAAACTTGGATTTGCCGCGCATACAGCATTTGAACGAGTATTGGCGCGAACACCCGCCCGTACATATCTTGGTGGCGTCGTACATGGGCATTAAGCCGTCGTCGGGCGTCGCACAAAGCGAAGCGGACGAAGCCGAAGCCATCGGTATGCTTGGCGGTAACGAACTGTCAAAAGAAGAATTTGACGCTCTGCTGAAAGCGAAAGGAATCATCTAAATGGGCAATGCAATTTTTCCCACGTTTCCCGGCTTGAAGTGGGGACGTAAGAAAACGGCGGTTTGGAGTACCGGGACGCAAAAATCAGCGAGCGGCCGAGAATTGCGAACCGCCTACTACACTTACCCGCAATGGCGGTTCTCTCTGTCGTTCGAGGTATTGCGGACAAAAGCGTCCGTAAACGAATTGGAGCAACTGGCGGGATTCTTCAATTCCCGCAAAGGCAGCTTTGAAAGTTTCCTTTACGAGGATCCGACCGACAACGCCGTAACCGACCAGCCTATCGGAAACACGGTGCAAGGCGTTACGCGCTATCAACTTGTACGTTCTATGGGCGGTTTCATCGAGCCTGTTTTGGCAACAAAGGAACGACCCGCCGTCAAAGTGGGCGGCGTGGCGTTGACCTACGGGCGCGATTACACCGTTACCGACAAAGGCGTCTTGGTTTTCAACACGCCGCAAATGCCGGGTCGTCCGATTACATGGACGGGCGGTTTTTATTTCCGCGTGCGATTTACGTCTGATACGGTGGATTTTGAAAACGTTTTGGGCGGCTTATGGGCGGCCAAAAAGATTGAGTTTACGAGCGTGAAGTTATGAAGACAGCGACAAAAGAACTGATTGACTTGCTACACGGTAGCGACGAGTTTCAGATGGCGGATTTATACACCATCACGCTTTCGGGCGGGCAGGTGCTGCGCCATACCAGCGCGGATATGCCCGTCGTTTGGGATGGGCAGACTTATGAAGCCCATAAGCTGATTATCAAGCGCGGGGCAACCCGTATCGCTGTCGGATTAGACGTGGATTCTAATACCCTGCAAATCGCTTCCGACCCTGATTATAGGCTTGAGGGCTTGCAATGGGCGGAAGCTGCTTTGGGCGGCGTGTTGGACGGCGCGCGGGTCAAGATAGACCGCGTGTTTTTCAAACCTGCGGCATCATCTATCGGCAACATGGTCGAGGACGCAAACGCAGTCCTAGAGGTGTCGGGCGTGAATCGAACCGAGACCAAAACGCTGCAAGTTCGCGGCGATTTGCCGAATGAGTTTGTTTTATCGTGTGATATTGCACTTGAAAACGCAACGTCAATCTACGGTAAACCCTATCCGCGTATCGGTGCCGAATTGTCTGTAACCTATACCGACAATTCCGTCGGCTATTTTAGCTGCTGGTACGAAGATGCGGTCAGTGGTACCAAGAAAACACTGAACGAGCGGATTTCATTCAAACACACAATCCCTGCGGGCAAAACGGTCAAGGAAATACGCAGCCTGATTATACAGGCGCGGTATCAAACGTCCGATTCCATTCGTATTTCAGGCGTTGATTTGCGGTCGGCTGCCGATGCGGTCGGTTCGCTTGCCGAACTTCGCCCAGTCGGTGCTGTGAATATCTTTTCGGGGCGCGTGTCGGACGTATCGGGCAGCAGGTCGTCTGTAAAGGTTGACGTCAAATCCGACATCGAGCTTTTGAACGTATCAAGCCCGCGCAACATCTATCAGGCGGGCTGCATGAGAACGCTCTACGACGAGGGCTGTAAGGTCAACCGTGAGAAATTTACGGTGGACGGTCGAGTAACGGCGAACAGCCAGACGGGAAACGAACTGCAACACAATCTGACGCATGAGAACGGCTGGTTTTCGCAGGGCGTGATTAAGTTCACGAGTGGACGAAACGCAGGCTTGAGCAGGACGGTTAAGGTGCATAGCGGCAATACGTTCGAGTTTGCCTTACGCCTACCCTACCCGCCGCAAGCAGGTGATGTGTTTAAGGTTTACCCGGGCTGCAACAAACGTCAGGATACCTGCAAGAACAAATTTAACAACATCGTGCATTTTCGCGGATTTCCATATATTCCGTCTGCTGACACGGTGGTTTAAAAAAGGTCGTCTGAAATGGATTTGAGAGAACAAATTGTCCAAGAAGCGCGGTCATGGCTTGGTACGCCCTACCATCATTTCGCAATGGTCAAAGGCGCGGGCGTGGATTGCGCCATGTTGCTTGCAGGGGTTTACGGCGCGGTCGGTATCGTCCCCGATGACTTCACGCCGCCCAAATATTCCCGCGATTGGCACTTGCACCGCGATACAGAGCGGTATTTGGAGGTTATCGCCAAGTTTTGCAAAGAGACGGACGCCCCAAAGCCCGGCGACATCGCTATGTGGAAATTTGGGCGCACGTTTAGCCATTCCGCTATTTTGGTGGGCGACGGCAAGATTATTCACAGCTACATCGGGCGCGGTGTGGTTTTAGATGACATCAATCAGCCCGAACTTGACGGGCGCGAAGTGAAATTTTTTACACTGGAGGCATTTAATGAACATTGAAGTATCAGCCTATGGACTTGGCGGCGGTAGTGGTGGCAGCGGCGGTGGTGGTAGCTATGACGACACGGCCATCAAACAGGACTTGGCGCGCATCAAACAGACATTGGCAGCCTTGCCGAGCAGCGCACCGTATGACGACGCCGAAATCAAAAAAGAATTGGAAGCCGTCAAAAAGCAACTTGCCAACCAACCAAAAGGCGGGGCGGCGTATGACGACACCGATTTGCGCAAACAGATTGCAGCGGTCGCCGACCAAGTCAGCAAAATAGCCGATACCCGCAAAGAGTATCAGGCGGCATACGTTGCCCGTTCGCAATTTATATCCACGCCAGCAAACAATGAGTTTATGACGGTCAAGTTTCAGCGTCCGTTTAGCAAACGACCGTTTGTCAAGGTTACGTTGGATTTAATGACAACAACCGTGCGCCTGACTTACATCGGCAATGCCACGGAAACGGGTTTTGATATTGCAACCAACTACGCAGGCTCTCTTGAGGGGGTTTGGTACGAGGCGCATTTAGTAGATTGATATTTAGAGGTTTTTATGGGCGGTAAATCATCAACCATTACATCGGCTGAAGAGCGGATTTTATCGTTACAGGTACAGCGGTCATCGCAGGGGCTTACCCTGCCCGTCATCTACGGTAGGACGCGCGTTGCTGGTAATCTGATTTGGTACGGCGACTTTACCACCATCGAGCATAAAACCACGACACAGCAAGGCGGCAAGGGCGGCGGCGGCGTAACGCAGGAAGACATCAAGTACACCTATGAAGCCGCCGTCATGCTTGCTTTGTGCGAAGGCGAGATTAGCGGTGTCGGTCGTATTTGGCGGGATAAGGAAAAATTCGACTCGCTGGCACAATTGCGCCTGACGCTTATGCGCGGCGGCGACGAACAAGCCTTATGGACGCATTTGGCGCAGGCAAAACACGCCGGGCAAGCCTTAAACTATTCCGGTACCGCCTACCTGTGCAGCCCGAACTACGAACTGACGAAATCCGCGCAGATTTATCAGCACAATTTTGAGGTCATCGGCAAGCTGGGCTATTCGGGTAACATCCCTGACGCAAACCCGCGCGATATTATCCGAGACCTGCTGACGAACCAACGCTACGGCTGCGGATTCCCCGTTGACAGCATCGGCGACACCGACCGATACAGCAACTATTGCCGCGCGGTCGGTATTTTTCTAAGCCCCGCCTACACGGAGCAAGGCGAGGCACAGCGGAACATCTCCGAGCTATTGGAACAGACCAACAGCGCGGCGGTGTTTTCGCAAGGTCGTCTGAAAATCGTCCCCTACGGCGACGGCAATTATTCAGGCAACGGCGCGGCATATGTTGCCGATAACAAAGCGTTATACGACCTGACTGATGACGATTTTATCGTCTCAGGCGCGGAAGACCCTGTAAACGTCGAGCGCAAAACCAATGCCGATGCGTTCAATCAAATCCAAGTCGAGTATCTCGACCGCAACAACGACTACAACGTCGCCGTAGCGGAAGTGAAAGACCAGGCGAACATCGAGCAGTATGGATTGCGCCCGAAAGAAGCCGTGAAGATGCACGGCATCTGTAACGGCAAGGTAGCGCAAAAGGTAGCGCAACAACTGCTGCAACGCGCCCTGTACGTCCGCAACGAATATGAGTTCAAGCTGGGCTGGAAATACTGCCTGCTTGAACCGATGGACATCGTAACCCTGACAGATGCAGGGCTTGGCTTGGATAAAACCCCAGTCCGCATTACGGAAATCGAAGAAGACGAAGAAGGCGTCTTGTCCGTCAAGGCTGAAGACTACCCCGTCGGCGTTTACACGACGTCTGAATATCCGACGCAGCCGTCTTTGGGCTATTCCGCCGACTACAACGTTTCGCCGGGTAACGCCCATGCGCCCGTTATTTTCGAAGCACCGTTGCAACTGACAGGCGGTGAGCCGCAAATTTGGATGGCGACGGCGGGCGGCGATATGTGGGGCGGCGCGGAAGTGTGGGTATCGACAGACGGCGACAGCTATACCCGCGTCGGTGTGGTCAACCACAAGGCGCGTTTCGGCTCGCTGACCGCAGCTTTGCCAAGCGGCGCGGTTTTCGACCGTACCAATACCCTAAGCGTAGAAATTTCAGCGGGTCAAATCACAGGCGGCACGGAGCAGGACAGCCGCGATTTGCTGACGCTGAGTTACGTTGACGGCGAGTTTTTGGCATACGCAAACGCAGAATTAAAAGGCGTCGGTCGTTACACGTTAGGCAACCTGACACGCGGCGCGTATGGCTCCGCTATCGATGCACACGCGGCGGGCAGCCAGTTTGCGCGCATTGACGAGACCTTGTTCAAGTACCCCGTCCCGCGTAACTGGATTGGTCGGACTGTTTGGGTCAAACTGGTTTCGTACAACGTTTTCAGCGGCGGTATTCAGGACTTGGCGTCTGTCCCTGCATATTCCTACACCATCAAAGGTGCGCCGCTGGGTCAGATCCAAAATCTACGTCTGACATCATCTTGGGCATACGGCAAAGAGGCCGTCATCGCTTGGGATAAGTTGGACGGGGCGGATACCTACGACGTGGAAATCTACGCAGGCAACAGTCAACGCCGTTTGCGTGCAGTCAGCGGCATCGTTGACAACAGCTACACCTACACGCAGGCGGACATGAAAGCCGACGGCGGGCAGGTGCGTGATGTTGTTTTCAAGGTTCGCGGTCGAGCGGTTACCGGAAAGACGGGCAACTGGGCGCAAATCGCGGCGCAAAATCCGCAATTGCAGGCATTGCAAGGCATTTCCGTCGACAGCGGTTTGAAACAGGCGTTTTTTACCTGTCAAAAACCGACTGAAGAAGACTTCGCGGGCGTCATCGTTTGGGTGTCTGAAAACGCAGCCGTACCGACTATAGACGCAAACAAAGTCTATGACGGTGCGGAAACGTTTGTAACCATCGCCAAATGCAACGGGAAACCGCTGGAGAAAGGCAAGACCTACCATTTGCGCGCGGCGGGCTATGACAGCTTCGGCAAAGACGCCCTAAAAGTCAGCAACAGCGTGGCTTTTACCGTTTACGACGTGTCAACGACAGACCTGTCAGAAAGCAATCTGAATAAGTCATTGCGCGATAAAATCAACCTGATAGACAGCAACGGAACAGGTAGTGTCAACGAGCGTATCAAAAACGCGAACGAAGACAGGAAGCGTGAAATTCAGACTCTTTCTTCACGTCTTGATACTGCGGAACAGTCGGCAAATGAGACCAAAGCAACGGTTCAGGTGGTTCAGACGACCTTAACCAAAGCGACAGGCGACATCAAATCGCTTGGTGAGCGTATCACGACAGCCCAGTCAACGGCTGACGGCAATAAAGCGACGGTACAAGCCCACGCCCGTAGTATCAACGGCTTGGAAGCGCAATACACGGTAAAGGTCGATGTTAACGGCAAGGTAGCGGGCTACGGCTTGGCAACCACACCGAAAAACGGAACGCCTGAAAGCAAATTCATTGTCAACGCCGACCGCTTCGGCATCGGCGCACCGGGCAAAGCTGACGTTTTCCCGTTTACGGTCGATACACAGCAAAACCGCGTCGGCGTAAACGGCGAACTGGTGGTAAACGGCAAGGCGATTGTCGATAGGTTGAACGCCGGGGATATTCACGGCGACAAAATCACGGCAAACACGTTGAACGCAAACCGCCTGAAAGCTGGAAGCATCACGGCGCGGGAAATCGGCGTTGATAAGTTGTCGGCAATATCCGCCAACATGGGTGATATTCGAGGTGGGCGGATGGATCTGGGCAATGGACGTTTCGTTGTCGAAAATAACGGCGAGGTGTCTTTATCATCATCGGACGGGCAAGTCGGCATGAAGCTGATAAACGAACGACTTACCGTACATGATACAAGGGGCTATTTACGGGTGATTGTGGGATATAAAGGAAATTCCTGATGGATTATGGCTTGTTTTGCTTTGACAAAGACGGCAACCCCATTGATATAAACTTGGATGCCAGCTTGATTGTGGAGGGGGTTTTGTTTTTGGGGAACGCCCCATCGGGATTAATTGCTTTGGATATGTTATTTCCACGCCGCAATTTTTTCAAAGGGATTTTCCTAATCCCCCAATCTCACGCGATCGGGAACTGGGAAACCGAATATTTGAGTATATCAAAGTTGCAAAACGGCACATTGCAATGGGTACATTCTTTTTACCATAAACGTCTTTTTGGTGATAGGTTTATTACTCATTGCGGCGCTTTTGCAGGTAGGAGCTTGCTATATGGCTACTTCAACTAATGACGATGATTGGGGATTTGCAATTTATAACGAAGCTGGGGTTGATTTAGTCAATTTTGGCTTATTCACGCCGAAATATATCGGTAAATTGCATTTATCCCTACCCGAGGGGGGCGGCGGGTTGAATAATCTCCGCGTCGTGTCAAACAGCGGTCGAGAGGTGTCTATAACTGACGGCAGTCTAAACGTACCTTTTGAAACACTGATTGCAAAAGGCAACTATCCCGAACGAAGCAGTGGCGCATTATCTTCAGGTTATCTATTCGCCGCCCCCAATAACGGCATACGCATGATTCTGCCTTTGTATGGGTCATCGGGGATTGGCTTAAGGACAAGGGGGTTAATTCCCGCCGTGATTCACGGGTGGGGTAGCGGCTACAATCAAGAAAAATTTGAAATGGCGACTTTGATGTGCAACTCCTTGAAATCAGGGTCGGATATTTTGCACGCATCGCTTGAGATGAAGCATATAGACGGTCAATTATCTGTTGATGACAAGTCGAATTATGCAACAGGGTTGCCATACTCCAACAATAGGGCGGAAAACTACAATCCCACCGGTCTGCCTATTACGGCATCGTTTCGCAGTACGCGCACCGGTGTAAATGAGGTTGCCGGCTTTTCCGCTGTGAGTCTTGGTTGCGGCTATATGGTTATAGATATGGCAGGCGGTACGGACTTGGAGATATTTTTCTACGAAACCGCAGGCTTGCCCTACGAGTATCTTAATAAATGCTCCACTGCTATTGACTACAACCCATACGGGCTTGCGAGCTACGACTATTCGCCTCAGCAAATCAATTACGTTATGCCTAAAAAAGGCAGTGTCGCCGAAGTAAATGACGGCTATAACAGGTCAGTTACGTTTTCGGATTTGGTTGTGGGCAAAGTGGATAGGTCAAGGTGGTTTTTTACCCACGAATCGCCAAATAGAAGATTCTACCCTGAGACAGTCCCTGCAATAATTGATGCCCTGCGAAATGGTGAAAACAAGGAAAAGCGCAAAAAACTAGCCCGATTTTTAGAGGGAGATGAAAATGCTCCTTTGAAATATGAGCAGTATGACAGTTCGTCTTTGCCGCTTAAACTCATGGGAGCGGTAACTCAAAACGGCGGAACTGTAAGGCGCAGAGTCTCTCAGTCAGGGCTTTTTTACGAAGTATCAGGGATAGACCTTTCCAAAGCCGCCCAGCCTGTCGGGATGCTTGGATGGGACAATGCCGCACTTTACAAGACGGGGCTGCCTGATGGTTTTGGAGCGGGTGTACACAGCCTTTTCCAAAGCAAACAAGATGGCTCCTCTTATTATCCGATGCTGCCAAATCCGCAAGACACATTTAAATGGGATTTGAACAAGGTCAATTCATACCAGCCGATTCTAAACTATCGGTATTCGAACGTAATTGCGGATAAAAGCGATGGCGGCGGGCTGACTGGGTGGCAAAAGGTAAATGCAGACTTGGCAAATACGTTTAATGCGCGGATGGCATCAAACCTGCCTTACAGTTATCGCCAGTTTAATAAGGCTCAATCAGTCGCCCACGTCTCACGCAGTAAAGAGATTGTGTGGGCAAGTTACACAAACCCGCTACCAGGTTCGGCGTATTACGATGCAGCGACACGGGCGGCTGAGTCTCAGGCGATGCAGCTTGTCAGACAAACGGAAGCACGCTTGGAAGAGGTATCAAGGGCGTTTGAGGAAAGAATGGAAGCTGAATTGCTGGACTCTGAAATCAACGCCTTTAAATCAAAAATGGGTTTATTGGAGCAACTGTCAAAAATCGCAAATGAGAATACCTCGAGAAGCTGGCAAGACCCATTTTGGGGGGCGTGGGCTTATAGGCATAGCGATAAACTGGAGTTATATTGCGCCGCGCGAGAAGCGTTGCCGGAAACAACAACCCCACTCCCTGAAAATTGGCTTTGCTGTGTAAAGCCTGATGTTTAACACTTTAAAGATTGGAAAGTTATGACTAAACAAGTAATTGCAATTAACCGCGAAATTGAAGATGAAAGCACCGGTGCAACGGCAAGCCATCATGTAATCGAATATGTAAGTATTGATTACAAGTTCAAAACCGTAACGGCAACGCTTAACGGCTACGTCTCGAAAAAGGCGTATGAAGCGGGTCGGAATCCGCTTTGTTCCCACTCAATTTCCGTCAACGCCCTGCCCGAAGATGGTGAGGTATCCCGTGCATGGCTGTACAGTAAAGCCGTTGAGCAAGGGAACGAGCAAAGCGTCTTTTCAGGTGCTGAGTTGATTGAAGCCTAATCTAAATTTGAAACCACGCCCGTGATGATTCACGGGCTTTTTTATGGGCGGTCGTATGAGCGATTTAGAAACGAAAATCAAGATAACCGTCGAGAACGGCACGGCTGCGGGTTTTAATCAGGCAGCAAACTCTGCGTCGAATGCTTCCAAGCAAATTGAAAACGCTATCGGACAGGTGCGATCAGAATTGACGCGCAGCTTTTCCGAGATGCAAAAGTCGATGGAAAAGGCGTTTGATGTTGATATGTCTGATTTTATCGGGGGTGTTGGCGACGGAAAGGAAAAGGTCAAGGAGCTAAACGCTGAACTTGCCAAGACAGGCGATAAGGCGGAGGAGGCGGCGGGCGGGCTGGGTAAAATCGGCACGCTGTTGGCGGGATTTGCGACGGTGTCGTTTGCAAAATCCCTGCTTGATACTGCCGATGCTATGCAGTCAATAAACAGCCAAGTAAGACAGGTGGTGTCATCTGAAAGCGAGTATCTGGCTGTCCAACGTCAGCTTTTGGATGTGGCGAACAATACCCGCGCGTCGCTTGAATCAACGTCAAGCCTGTATGTTTCGACAAGCCGTGCCTTGAAAGACTACGGCTACACGCAGCAGGAAATCTTGCAATTTACCGAAGCGACAAATAATGCCATGACAATTGGCGGCGTGGGTGCACAACAGCAAGCCGCCGCGTTGATGCAGTTGTCGCAGGCTTTGGGTAGCGGCGTATTGCAGGGCGACGAATTTAAATCCATTGCCGAAGCCGCCCCTATTCTGCTTGATACCATTGCGGAATATATGGGCAAATCCCGCGCGGAAATCAAAAAGCTGGGCAGTGAAGGACAACTGACGGCGGATGTGATTTTCAAAGCCATATCGGGCGCGTCGGAAAAATTCGGCGAGCAGGCGGCCAAAATGCCCATGACGATGGGTCAGGCTCTGACAGTGTTTTCGAACAACTGGCAAAGCATGGTCTCTAAGCTGCTGAACGACAGCGGCGCAATGTCAGGCATCGCGTCCATTATCAAACTTATTGCGGATAACCTGAATTTGGTCGTCCCCATCATGGCGGGCTTTGCCGTTGCTATTGCGGCCGCTGTTGCGCCCACGCTGGCTTTAAATCTCGCGCTGTTGGCAAATCCGTTTAGCTTGATTGCGGTCGCCATCAGCGCGGTCATCGGCTTGATTGCCCAATTCGGCGACCAAATCGACATTTTCGGCGGCGGCTGGTCGAATCTACTTGATGTGATTCAGGCGGTTTGGCAAGTCATCACGGAAACCATCGGTGAAGCCATCGGCGCAATAAGGGAATGGTTTGGCGGACTGACAGGCTGGCTTGGCGAAAGCGTGGGCGGCTGGTCGGCTTTGTTTGAGCGTGTGATGGGCATCATATCAAGCGTCATCGGCGCATCGGTAAATGCCTTCGTCAACACGTTTGCGACCGGCTGGATGCTGATTAAAGAAGCCGCCAACAATATGCCGCAATTCTTTTCGAATCTCGGTAAGGCTATCGGCAACGTGTTTATCTCCGCGATTGAGTGGATGGTGAACAAGGCAATCGGCATGATTAACAGCATGATTGACTTTGCCAACAAAGCCGCGTCTATGGTCGGCGTTTCGGGCATTGAAAAGCTGAGTAGCGTCCAAATCGGCAAGATGGACGACGGCGGGCTTGGTGGTCGAATCGTTGACAGCATGACTAAAGACCGCGCGGGCGCAATGGCAAACGCTATCCGCGAACGGGCTGCAAATATCCACGAAGCCAAAGCCATGCGCGGCGGCGGTGGTGGTGGTGGCTCTACTAAATCCCCCGCTACCGCTGGCGGTGGTGGTGGCGGTGGAAGCGGTCGCAAAGGCGGTAGCGGTCGTAAAGCGGGCGGCGGTGGCGGGTCAGGTGCGGCCAAAGACCCGATGCAGGCATGGGAAGAAGAAATCAAAGCCCAAAAGCTGGCACATAAAGAAATGCAGCGCGAAACGCTATCCCATCAAGAATGGGATTTGGCGCGGGAAGCTGCTTACTGGCGCGCAAAACTGGCAACGGTTGACGCTGGCAGTAAAACAGGTTTGAAACTGCGTGAAAAAATCCTAACTCTTGAAGACCAATTATCCAAGCAATCGACCGAAGCCAAAATCAATCAGGTGGCGGCATGGGAGAAGCTGGATAAACACAAGTTGGACATGGAAAAGGACGCGGCAGACCAAGCCCTAGCCAACGGTCAAATCTCGCAACTCGAACGCCTGGACTTGGAAATCGAGTTTGAAAACCGCCGGTACCAAATTGCCTATGACGCATTGCAGGAACGGATCGCACTTGCCGAACAAGACCCGACATACAGTCAGAACGCAATCGACAAGCTGAAACAGCAAATGGCGGAACTTGGGCAAGGGCATGAACGCGAGCAAGGCAAAAACAAAGGCAAGCGGGAGCAGCAACGCCGTAAAGACGCGCCAAGTTTCTCGGAGATGTTGCAAGACGGCGGGAAAAACGTTTGGCAGACGGCACAAGACCAAATGGGGCAGGCTTTTTCCGCCATGCTGTCTCGAACGCAGACGTTTAGCCAAGCTATGACGGGCTTTTTCAAAAGCACCGGGCAAGCGTTTATACAAGAGATGGTTACTAAACCGCTTATGGGCATGATGCAGCGCATGGTGCAGGAGTCGGCGATTTATAAATCCATCTTTGGGGTAAAGCAAAGCATGGAGCAGGCAGGCGCGGCGGCAACTGTTGCAACCAAAACGGCTGAGACATCGGCGGTTGTAGGGGCAAACGCAACGCAGGCAGCTTCAGGCGCGGCGGCATCACAAGCCGCTATCCCTATTACCGGTCCTGCTCTAGCCGCCGCTGCGATGGGCGCGATGTTTGCGCTTGTGATGGGTTTGGTTGGCGGCGGGGGTGGTTCAAAAACGACCACGACCACGACGCGGATTCCGTCGGCTGCGGGCGGCTGGGATATTCCCGCCGGTATCAACCCACTGACGCAACTGCACGAAAACGAGATGGTTTTGCCAGCGGAACACGCGCAGACAATCCGTGAAATGGCGGGTCAGTCGGGTGGCGATAACAGTACGATTATCATCAACACAACCGGCGGCGATTTTGTCCATAAAAAGGACATCGCGAAGCTGCTAAAACAGTTGAATCGTGAATTTAAGTTGGTGTAAGTGTTCAGGTCGTCTGAAAGGGCGACCTTTTTTCTATGGAGGTTTTTTAAATGAGCAAGTCTATTCAATGGCTTAAATATGCCTTTGAACTTCGATTTCTTCCCGTTCGCTTTCAGCGTTGGTTGTTTAGCACGGGGACGCGGGCAGTTGAGTTTGTCAGCGGGTGTTCGATGATTGGTTACGCGCTGGTCTTCGCGTTCTCGCCGAACGATATCTACAACTGGCCCATCTACTACAAGTTCAAAGACATTTCGGAACTGACGCTGATACTGGTGTTCGGCGGCGTCGGTGTGTTGCAGCTGGCGGCGATGTACTGGCAGACATTCAAAGGGGAGGTTCTGTCGGGCTATATGTTGCTGATATCAGCTTTTATTTGGTATTTGACGGCATATGCTTTCTGGGCTGCCTATCCGCCTGCTCATACGGGCATGGTTATTCCGCCCGTCTTGGCGTTCCTTTGCTTACTCGCTGGAAATAACTCACTTAAATTCTTGTTTTCGGAGAATAAATTCAAACGAGAACAGAAGGGGGAATGATGCACGATTTTTTTCAATTCGGCTATCTGTTTGCCATAGGGGGCGGCATCGTCGGTAGTGTGTGGTCGAGTATGAAAGACCATGACGCACCAGTATCAAGCCTGTTTGAAGCCTTGATTTCGGCGGTTGCAGCGGCGGCAGTGGCAGAACGGTTTTTGATGGTCAATCAAGTTTGGACGTGCGCGGTAGCCGGTGCTTTTGTCGGCATTCTGACAGGTCATGCGATGGATACCGTGAAAAGCCTAGCCCCGAGCATTATGACTAAATGGGTCAAAAAAACGGCGGGTAAATTCGTCGATAAAGATTAATTCAACAACAGGTCGTCTGAATTTCAGACGGCCTTTTTTATTTGGAGAACGAAAATGCAAGAGTTGGAATGGATTAAAGAAGCAAGAAAACACATCGGATTGAAAGAGATTGTTGGCACGAAAGCGCATAACCCGACAATCGTGCAATGGCTTAAAGAGATGGGAACGTTCCCCGGCGCGGCTAAATCTTGGTACTTTGAGGATGAGACGCCGTGGTGCGGTTTGTTTGTAGGGCATTGCCTGGGCAAAAGTGGCCGTGCGGTCATCAAGGATTGGTATCGCGCCAAAGCATGGGCAAATGCGGGGCTGACGAAATTGGCAAAACCTGCCTATGGCTGTATCGCAGTCAAATCCCGACAGGGCGGCGGCCATGTGTTTTTCGTGGTCGGTAAAAACGCCAAAGGTCAGATTTTGGGATTAGGCGGCAATCAAGGCAATACCGTGTCTATCGTGCCGTTTAATGCGGCAGATATTGACGGTTACTACTGGCCGTCTAAATTGGTTGATGGTAAGCCGGTGCCATCTAGCCCGTCGCCTGAGCGATACAATCTGACAAATGCTGTTGCTACGGCAAGTCAAGGGGTGAGCGAGGCGTAGCGATGAATCCCGTTGATTTTGCAAATCGGAAAATCGCGGAATGGCAAACCAAAAGCCGAGAAGCGAGCGAAAACGCAGACCTAGCGGCTTTTGAGTTTGCTGAACGTGAGATTAAAACCTATAAGGATATGCTCGAATTATGGCTCAAACGTTGCTCAAAAATTGGAAATTGATTGCGATTTTAGTTGTGATCGCAATCGTCATCGGCGCGTGGCAAGCTGACCGCAAAGCGGAATATCGGCGCGGCCGCGGTGAAATGAGTGCGGAAATTTCAGGTCGTCTGAAAGATGCTGCGATTGAAAAAGCGAAGCAAGACCGTGAATCGTCTGCTGTGTATCAAGCCGGTAAAGCCGTGCGTGAAGAAAAGGAAAGGGTGCGATATGTTCAAGTTCAAAAGATTGTCGAAAAGCCTGTTTTTCGCAACGTCTGCGTCGATTCTGATGGGTTGTCAGTCATCAACGCCGCTATTACCGACGGCGACTAAACCGCCTGCCGATTTAGTACAGCCATGCCCGAAACTGCCTAAATTGCAGGGTGGTACAGGCGCGGATGTGCTGCCGTGGTCGTTGCAAGTCATCAGCCTTTATAACGACTGTAAGGCGCGGCATAAGGCGTTGTCTGATACTCTTCAATAAAACAAAGGCCGTCTGAGATTTCAGGCGGCCTTTTCCTCATTTATTCTTCAAATATTCCAATAATTTCAGCCATTTAGTGTGAGGCATATCACGATGGCTCTTTTGTCTAACGTCAGCCTCCCACCGCTGGAGTGCTGATATGTTTACATTTAATAGGTCAGCGGTAGATTGTTGCGTCAGGTCGTATTTTTGGCGTAATGCCTTGAGGTTTGCAGGCGTGTAGCCTAATTCTGGAGCGTCAATCATTGGTTATTTCCTCGATTTTCCAGCCTTTCCACGCTGTCGATTTGCCCGCAACAACGTTTTGTAGTCCTGCGCTGGCATTACAATACTCCCCGCCGCCTTTGCCGTCGGTGCGCTTCCAAACAACATCTTTTTCGGAAAATAAATTGTTGTTTTTTCGTATAAAGTTGTGCAAGTTTGAAAACTCGTATTGTTTGCCGTGCGGGTCTGTTAATCTCCAGCGTTTTGCATGGCAGTTTGTTTCTCCCCGCCCTGCCTTTGGGCTGGCTTTTGCGGCTTCTACCGCCCGTCGCTGCTGCTCTTTGGGCGGAAGATAGGTGGTGCGGCTGATGCCTTTATCACTGCGGGTTTTAGGCTTGGTCGCCTTGCCTACTTTTAGCCGGTAGCGTTTGCTGGCTACGGTATCATAGCTGCATTGCAAAATAGCGGCTATCTCATGATTAGACAGCCGCCAGTCTATTTTATCCCAGTCATATTTAGGCATTCTCGCCCTCAAAGTCGCGCAGATGGGCTGGGATAAGCTCCAACACTTCGGGCGGGGCGACTGTTGATGCTCCCTCATATCTGAGTTGGGCAAGTATGCGGCTGGTTTCGGTGGCCGCCTCTAGTGGCGTCAGTCCGCATCTCACTCCGCGCTTGGTGGCGCGAACTGAAAAAAGGTCGTAAATATAACCTTCTCCTCGTTTCTCGATAATCATCGTTGCTTTCATTTTTTACTCCAAAATGATAAGTTGCCGCAACCTTCCCCTTGCGGCATAGGGTTGCCGCCCGAAGGCGGCTGTTGTTTTAACACACAGCCACCGAAGCGGATTTATAAAATTATGATTAAATCATAAATAGCATTGATATCGTTTTTTTCCTCCAATTCATGGATGCGATTTCTTAAATCCTGATGATGTCTAACAATATCAGCCAACCACTCATAATCATCTTGACTGATTTCATAATCTACATCATCTCGTCCTGCTTTCTCAAGCTTATGTTCAGATTCGGGAATCTTACCAATAAAATCAGAAATATAATTGCAACCTGTTTTAGGGTCGATGATTTCAAGGGTTTTGATTGTGCCAGTTTCTTTGATGTACAGTTTCATTTTTTAATCCTTTACTTGGTTAGTCCAAATCGCTCCCTGATTTGGTAGGGTGGCAGACCTTGCTGTCTGTCCATGTGTGTATATTACCGCCATATTGTCGGTAATGCAAGAGGTTTTTTGATTGTTTTGTATAAAATCCATAACTTTATGATTTGTATGATAATTTATTTATAGGTTATCTACAAAATCCGCCCAGTCTTGCAGCATTTGGCGGCGTTGCGTGATAAATTTGGCGTGAAAATATGCTGCGTCGGTCTGATTGTCTTTAGCGTGGGCAAGCTGTGCCTTGATGTACTCATGCTCGTAGCCCATCTCTGATAGGTTGGTTGCAAGCGTCGCCCGAAAATCATGCCCCGATATTGTCAGCCCCATATACTCCAATGCCCTATTTATGGTTGTGGCCGACAGCATATCGTCTGGTCGTTTGCTGTTTGGGAATAGTAGCCGCCCATTGCCCGTAACCGCGTGTAGCTCTGTGAGTAACTCGACGACCTGAGACGACAATGGCACGACGTGCATTCTCGACTTTTTCATTTTGTTGGCGGGGATGCGCCAAATCGCGGCGGGCAAGTCAATATCAGCCCATTCAGCCCGCCTCGCCTCAATGGTGCGGACGGCTGTGTATAGTAATAGCTGCGCGGCTTTTTTGACGACAAACGAGCCATTATAGTTTGCAAGGCTTGTTTTAAAATCCCTGATTTGTTCGGCGGTCATGGCTTTGGCGTGGGTTATTTCGGGTCGCTTGAGATACCCGGCAAAAGCCAACGTAGGGTCATTTGTCGCCCGCATTGTTCGGATCGCATAAAGAAAAACTGCGCTCATGTGTTGACGGGTGTATATCCCCGACACGATAACGCCTTTGTCTTTGCAAACGTCGAGACACTCCATAATCTGACGCGGTGTTACTTTGGTTATCGGCGTGTCTCCGATGATTGGATAGGCGTATTTTTTAAGCATACGATGTATGGCTTTAATGCTGCCATCGCTGATTGTCTTGGATGATAGGTACTCTTCGGCGATGGCTTCAAACGTGTTTCTGTTTTGGCGCGCATTTTGGCGTTTTTTCTCGGCTCTGTCTTTTGCTGGGTTAATTCCCTGTTGGACAAGCAACCGCGCTTCTTTGCGCTTCTCACGCGCTTCAGCCAGCGAGATTTCAGGATATGCGCCAATAGCAAAAACGGACTCTTTACCGTCAATCCTGAATCGATACCGCCATAGTTTTGAGCCGTTCGGGTTTATTACGATATACAAACCGTTGGAATCGGTTAATTTATAAGGCTTTTCGGCTGGTTTGGCCTTGCGTATTTGGGTATCGTTAAGCAT